ATGATCATGTACTTCTGGCGTTTGAGAGTCAACCGGCCAACGTTGAATATATTCAGAACCTGACTTAACAGCCTTCATAAATTCGTCAGTTACACGAACTGAAATATTTGCACCTGTCACACGTGTCAGGTCTCGCTTAATTTTAATAAAGTCCATTACTTGCGGGTGATGAACAGAAATAGAAAGCATTAGTGCGCCTCGTCGACCGCCTTGAGCGACTTCACGGCACGAGTTAGAAAAGCGATCCAAGAATACTTCAATTCCGTCAGTTGTTTTTGCTGCATTGGATGTATACATACCTTTTGGTCTAATTTTTGACACATCAAAACCAACTCCGCCTCTACGCTTCATGATTTGAACTTGTTCTTGGTCCGTCTTAAGAATTCCCCCATAAGAATCGGCAGGGGATTCAATGACAAAGCAGTTCGATAAAGATTGAATTTTTGCTTCATTTCCAATACCACTCATTGGTGAACCTTGCGGCACCACATATTTAAAGTCTTTAAATAGACTATATAGCTCTTGTTTATCCATTGAGTTTGGATACATTGCTTCAACTCTTGCAAATTCTGTCGCAAGCCTTTTGTGCATATCATCTGGTGTTAATTCCAGATAATTGCCTTCGTTATCTTGCAGTGCGTATTTATTTGTAAAGACGCTTGCTGCTAGTTCATCCCCCTTAAAGTACTCTAGACTTGCTTGATATACTTGCTCGTGTGTATACATTCTTACTCCTTGTTTATTTTCCTGTAATTTCTTTCCACTTTGATTTTAGCATATTTTTGGTCCCAGCGTTACTCGCCTCAATAGCATCCGTGATAGACATTTCGCCTACATCTTCTAAAACTTCTATTTTAGATCTAGCTGTATCGATGCGAATAGGGAACATGAGACCATCGCGTCCTGCTCTATTTTTTGCCACAAAGAGTCGACCTGCACCGGTTGATTTTTCCATAGGTTTTCTAGAAAGAGAGACAACGACGTCGGCAACCATGGCTTTCCCGTAAGCCTCGGACATGTTTTCCAAACCAACAACCTCAGACTTAGCTGAATCTCTGTTTGCTTGGGATGCTGTCCATATAGGTATATTCATTTCCATTGCCAAGTTTCTAAGTTCCTCATAGACTAATTTTAGTTCGTGTCTAAGTGAGTCATAAGTTCGAGTAGAACGCATAATATCTGCATAGTCTATTACAATTAGACTTGGTTTAAAATCTTTCATTGATAATTTTTCCAAGTGATTTCTAATTGTAACAATGCTCGCAGCCCCTGTCGGGTATTGCTTAATTATTAAGCGACCAAAGTCATTTTCTGAATAAGTTTTGAGTATTTTTTCTTTATTTTCATAGACGTTTGAAGATGGTATATTGCATAGATTTGAGTCATATCTGATGCCTACTGCTGTTTCTGTTAACTCAAAGGTATAGTGAACAACATTCTTACCTCTTCGAATCGCCTCCGCGCCCATAGACACTAGATAGTGAGATTTACCAACACCTGTATTAGCAACTACAACTCCAATTTCTCCTCTACCTAAACCACCATTAAGCACATCTTTTTTATCTAGATGAGCAATTCCTGTTGGGCAGGTTGCTCGATCGACAAGAATAAATCTAGACTCATGATCTTCAAAAAAGTCATGCCCAATTGTTGAAGAGTTACCTTTGAATACTGCATCTTTCATAATACTAAGCACAGACTCATAGTTCTCTGACTTGATTGCTTTTACGCTTTCTTCAAGCGCTTGCTGGAGCGCTTGTTTTTTGCAAAAATCTAGCGTTTTATCTTTGACAAATTTAAGATCTCCAAAGTTTGGGTTTGATTTAATTCTGGTAAGATATTCAATTACTTGTTCTCTTAAAATAATGTCATCACCTGATGATAAATCATCCTTGATCATAGAAACTAGTAATTGCATTGTTGGAAAGTTTCTATACTTTTCGTGGAAGCCAAAAAATCTGTCACATAGAAATTGAAGGTATTTAAGTTCAAAATAGTCAAACTTCATTACCTCCATCATTTGTGCAGCCCACATATGGTCATCGAGTAGGGCTTGAAAAATCTTTTCTTGGAAATCTTTGCCGTATTTAGAAAAGTAGTTGTTGTTTGCCATTGCATTCATTATATTATTTTTCCTTGGGTTAAAGTTTTAAATAAATAGCCATGCTGGAGTATGTCTATATTTTTTATATTATTCTCTTTAAGGTATTTAATTGCATTTATATTATTCCATGCCGGCTTAAAATTTTCAATACTTTCATCAATTCTTTTAGTTTGCATATGCACAAGGTTGTCTACGTCTAATCTGACCAACTTAATATTGCGTTCTATTAGCTTTTCGCTTTCTTTAATGGTTTTATATACCTTTTTCTTTGGAAATTCACTGTGTTTAACGTCGTTATCGATAAACAACTGAAAGGTATTGTTTTCAAAATCTTCTTTTAAAAGTAGTGATCCATATTCTTTGGCAAGAGTTTTGAAACCCAGCCCAGGCACTCCTGGAATATTATCTGATTTATCACCTACCATTGACTTGGCAAGACAAAAATTATGAGGATGTACACCGTATTTTTTAATAACTTTTTCTGTATTAATAAAAGACTTTGAGTTAGGAGAGTATATGATACAATTTTCATCGACTAGCTGATAGAAATCATGATCTCCAGATACTATTACCTTGTTTTTGTCTGATAGTTTATACTTGCAAATGTAGCCTATTGCGTCATCAGCTTCAGCATCCTCAATATATACTTGACAAATAGGCAGATTAGATAGCATTCCTACTAGATTTTTAATTTGGAAATTTCTATTTGCAATACTATCAGGTATCTCATCATTGTCATAATACCGGTTCATTTTTGCAGGCCTGCTTCCTTTTTTATACTCAGGATATATATCACGTTTTCTTTTTGACCCGCCACCTTCCCACACAACAATAACAGACTCGGCTTGCATTTTTCTATTAGATTTACTAGGTTATAATAAAAACCTACAATTCCGCCTATTTGATCACCGTTGTCTGACATTGCTGGGTGTGCCATATAATGCCTCATAAAAACATTAAGCGCATCAAAAATAAGTACTCTATCTTTAACCATTAAATATCACTCTCTTCAAAGTCTAACATATCATTAAGTGATCTTATTTCTTCGTATGAGTCAGAGTCTATTTCTACGCCTTCACTAGTTCCCATTTTTTTAACCATTGCATCTTTTAGAATGATATCAACGATAGGGCCCCAAAAATTATCTGTCATAATTTCATCAAACTCTGTTTTTCTAAATTTTTTGGAATCGATCAAAGTTCCATTTTCATTAAACATTTCAATGTTTTTCCAACCACCGGTACCTGATATTTGGTAAGATCGATCACCACAATTAACCATACCGTGCTTTCTCAATAGATCAAATGTTTCTTCGTGTTCAACAATTCCTTTTCCAAAATGAATTTGAAATGCTACTTTCCTAAAAGGAGGCGCAACTTTGTTTTTAACAGTTTTAGCCCAGACATTAATCCCAATGACGTCGTCGCCGTCTTTGATTTGTTGTCCTGCACCCAATTTGATTCGTATAGATGAGTGAAAAGGTATTGCCTTACCTCCGGGTGTAGTATCAGGATCTCCATACATAACTCCTACTTTTGTGCGTATTTGATTTAAGCAAACTAAAAGACTATTTGTTTGTCCAATCACACCTGTAATTTTTCTCATTCCTTTAGAAATAGCTCTTGCTTGCAGTCCAATACTTTCTTTGTCATAATCACCTAATAATTCTGCTTTAGGCGAAGACGCAGCAACGCTATCCCAAATAATAGTCACAGGAACATCTTTATCTAGAGCCTTTGCTTTAAGAATTGTTTTTTCTGCTAGATCTAGTACTTCTTCTGTACAGTGTGTATCTACGTAGACAAATCTTTGTGACACATCTACTCCTAAATTACCTAAATTTTCAATTGATGTTGCATTTTCTGTATCGATATAGACAACAATTCCTCCCATTTTTTGGGTGCTTCTTGCAATTTGTGTTGCAATATGAGATTTACCAATGGAAGGTGGACCAAACATTTCAACAATTCTTCCTTCTGGGAATCCTCCATTTTCTTGATTTGCGCAAATATAATCTAAAAGCTTAGATCCTGTACTTACCCATCTTTTTACTTGTGTAGGGCTTTCATCCTCTGCCAAATTATATGCTACTTTTGTCTTATAATCTTTGTTTAAGGACTTGATTAATTGTGAAGTAAAGTCGTCTTTGTTTGTCATGTTTCTTCTCCTGTGTATTAATATTATATTTAAATTTTCGTAAATTTTCAAATAAAAACCCGAAGAAAAATCTTCGGGTTCCATAATGAGCTATAAGTTATTTGTACTTATTAACTCATTAGATCAGAAAAAGCATCATCCAAACTTGAATAAGAACCACCTTCTTCTTTATCTGATGAATCTTTATCTTCGCTAGAATTTTTTGCTGTCCAATCAGAGCCTTCAGTTTCGACTTCGTCACCGTTAAGCCACCCATTAATAATGTTTGACAATTCGTCATATGACTTAACTTGGAAAATACTATCGATATCAGGAATATTATCAACCCATTGTTTAGCTTGTTTTGCGTCACTAGAGAGCGCTGATGATTTTCGAACTGGTAACACTTCAGTCTTTGCCCATTGTTGACCTGGTGCTTTAGTGCACTTAATTTTAAGATCAGTTCCTGTTTTAAGATCTGTGATATCACCATAGTCTTCATCCATCATAAGTGATAATAAAGATTGATATACTAGTTTTCCAAATGACCAAATTCTTACGCCTTCGCCTTCTTCTCCTCGAACCAATACAGGTGCGTATACTCGCATTTTAGGATACAATTTCTTTGCCATTTCATAGCTTTCCTTTGTTCCTTCATCACGAAGCTTTGTAATAAGTTCTTGAACTGGGTCACGCTTGCCAAATTGGCTTGGTGCCAGAAGGCCTCTTTGACCAGGAATATTGTAGTAAAATAATAATTCTTTAAATGGTTGACCGTCATTATTAGGAAAAGAAAGAAGTCTTACCTTATATTCTTGCCCTTCTTCAGGTTTCCACATTACGTTTCTACTAGTAGTATTACCACTAAGTTTGTCAAGTTTGCGTTTAATCGCGTCAAAATCAAGTGCCATATTTTCTCCTTTAATGTTTAACTTGTAATATTCAAAATCTAAATGATTAATTGAACATTAACATTATACTGAGAAGTCTATGTTTTTATCAAATTTATTTTTATTTTTTTTTATATGGAAAAGATCTAGATCTATTAAACTTTTGTCTACGCTTTCTTTGTGAAACAGTCTCACGTTTACCTTTGCTTGTATGCCCTAGAGGAACTTGTACACCTGCAACAGCTCCGGCAGATGAAAACTCGTCCAGATTATCTTCGTCAAGGGAGTTTAACTTTTCCACACTTTGTCTACTTCTACTATTTATTTTATTCATTTTCATTGAAAATTTATCTGAATAATTAGGAAATTCGTCTAAATTTTTTAGAGTTTCTACTAGTCTGTATTTTTTATTTTTATAGACTCTGCATTCTGTTATTGACGGTGGTTGAGGTTGTGTGGGAGTGTCATTATCTGGTAGTCCCATGTTGTTATGTCTATTTATAAATTCATCAATCTCTTCTATTAAAAGTAAACTGTTGTATATGACCGGTCCTCCCATAGGAAGCGTTCCTACATATAACAGCTTTCTAGTAGTAGGGTGCACGTTCTCTAGCATTCCAATAATTTTTTCTGCAGCGAAAGCAGATACTTCATTGGACATTTGTGTCACCATTATTTCAATAATTGAGTCTAGACCGGGTATAGGAAATACCATTATAATGGCATTTAAGATATCGGTAACATCTGTACCAATTTTATGTCTGACTTTTTCAAGTGCTTTAATATCTTTTTTATTTTTTTCAGGTTTGGCAATTAATTGTCTTGCTTTTCTATTAGCGAAAATCAATTGTACCACGTTGGTTGCTAAACGAGGAGGTAGCATTAAAGCGCCGGCGATTTCAGAAACGTCATCTTCAATTCCAAAGAATATATTAAAAAGTAATCTAGTAACTTGTTGAACCAAAGTCAACTTAGATTCTTGTATAATTTCT